AATAGAGAGTTTTTATAACGCCCCGTATGGCACACGCAAACAAATTGAAAGTAAATATTGATTCACCAGCTGGTGAACCAGTGATCGAAATTAGAATGAACGCAAAGAAAAAGCAATGGATTCCCAAGGAAAACCGTGAAAAGAAAAGAGAAAATACAAATAAAAATAAGAAATTCACATTCCCGCAGGAAACAGATGACTATAAAGAACCTTTAAATTCAAAAGGTTTAAATGATGAGAAATCATACTCCCCTATGGCAGGGAACAATGAGGACAGTTCGGACCTCCCGCATGATTCGCGGTCAGAAACACACACAGAGAAGAGTAATGTAAATCCGAAAAGACGTGACCGTGAAAAGTTGCGCAAATTACAAGACCAATGCCCAGCAGTGCTGGTATCTAAGGCAGGGAGATATCCGATATTAGAGACAATATCGTATAGAATACCGCAATGCAGGCAATGGACTATAAAGAAAATAGAGAAATTGAGAGAATTTCATTCGCCGATAGGTAATGGATGCCTAAAGAGCAGTGAGGAAATGTTGAGTGATCTATATTTGCAACACAAATCAAACGAGCACCCACTATGTGCCGCCATTAGAGCGATCTCAGAAGCTAAAGCGATCACATGCATCCAGTCGATGATCAAGAATTCTCCAGTCAAATTGACGGAGAAGTCGCGGATCATTGATGTAGGAGGCGCTGTGTACCGACATAGTAAATTGGGACGCAAATCTATATTGAGTCTTATACCTCTTTTTGAGGATAAAGACTTGTTGCGGCATTTCAATGTGGGGAAGTTGAAAGCAGAACATGAACACAAGACTTTCCAAGATTATGTCAAACTTAACAGACCACTCATATCGATGTCTATACATTCGTTGTACTACATAACACCAGGTGAACTTATGACCTGTTTATTAAAACAGGAAATTAAGGTCCACTTCGCCGTTATACATAGATTTCCATCTCACAGGAGAGGGAAGTTAATGGACGGTGAAATTTCCTACTCTCGTAGAGAAGGGACGGACAAGGTAGTGGTACAGGCGGCTGGAAACAGCCAGACCTACAGCCATAGCAATATGGACTGGATTAACGCAGGTAGCTATCGAAATCAGTTGACCATAAATGATGCGGTCGTTATGTCTTGGGAGAAAGTGGACAGGTGGATGGACGTTGAACTTTATAAGTTTATCGTTTCTCCATATGTCACACAGAAATTACACATCCCCATGACAGATGAGATGTCAGTTAAAATACAAGACTTAGTGCTTGAAACGTTCCGCCCAGGTTTAGTGATGAACCAGAAGAACTATCAAGCATACCTCAAGAAAATCCAACAGAAGGCTAGCGAGATGGGCTTAGACCAACAGTTGACGGTGAAGAGATTCAGCGACTACTATTTGTCACGTCAGTCTGAACTAGCAGAAATGTCACTTCCAGCTGAGAGGAGGATGGCAGAACACAATGACCGGTTGAATTTACAGAGAAACGATGGCACCTTTTTCATAAGATTGAGTGCAGTTGTGACTCTGTTCATCTGGTCGTTGTGGTTGGTGAGAGACTACCTTTATTTGATACCGGACTTATATAATGAGCACATGTTGCCCATTGTGCTACTTGCGGTATTAGTTATTTTGGCGGTCAGACCCGAGGTTGTGCACCAATTTAGAGGTGCATTTAGTCTACTCAGATTGTTTGACTATTGTTACACCGGAGAAGAAGGAGAGTTGGCTGGGAAAGAGAAGATTTTCAAGTATCGTCCTCCGGACGAATCGCCATGTGAACCAGCCCTCTGCGCTTATCCGATGTTCTACCACCCCAAAATTGTCCCGTGTATGCCTAGACGTTGTTCGCACAACTTCAAGGCTGCAGTTGAGCATCGAGTTCTTAACAAAACGCCACCCTCGGATTGGTCTAGTGTTAAGTTACCCGACGACTTGAAGACAGTGATGGGTTTATGCTCACGTAGTTTAGTTCCACTTAAACTTGAAGAATGGCTAGAAAGATTTCCGGCCGCCAAACGGAACAAACTGCGAAACGAAATAGAAGAGGCTATGATCGTCAATTTTGACGATTCAATTAATGACTCAAAAATTTTTCTTAAAAGAGAGTTTTACTCCAAAGATAACAAGGCACCTAGACCTATACATTCTAGTCAAGCATGGCTCAACTATACAGTTGGCCGCTGGTTGGTGCCCTTGTGCGTATTAATGGCTGAACATATGCCTGAATCAGTTTGTTTTCCCGTTCATGGGGATTCAATTGAGATAGGCGAGTTTTTCAATGAGTATAAATATTACAACAAATACTCGTTGGACTACTCTAAGTTCGACTCAACTCAGTGCGGTGACGCGTTACTCAGCATACTGCGGGCTTTCGAGCTGGCAGGTTTGCCGAGAGATGTCATTGAACTGATGGAGTTGGACACAGTCAAATGCGTAGTCTATGGACAGTTTAGTCTCAAATATATCATGAAGTGTATTAGATTTTCAGGCAGAGGAGAAACTTTGATCGGCAACACAATCCTAAATTGGATCGTTGCACGTCATGTGTTTGGACCCAACTGTAAACTACTGGTGAAAGGGGATGATGCTGTTGTTTTCACAGCCAACCCGATACTACTGGACACTATTGATAATGAATACACTAAACTGGGTTTCATAATTAAGGCCATGAACACGGATGTTCTGAATACAGAATTCTGCTCCTCATGGTTTGTACCCGTCCACAACTCTTACTTATTAGTCCCCAAGATAGGACGATTTCTAGCGAAAACCTTATGGTGTAAGAACACAAATTACACCGATAAACAGATTGAAGAACAATTCGCTGGAATATTGAATGGCGTCAGAGAGAGCTTTATTAACTTTCCGATATTGAAAGGGTTTTACAGAAACCCAATATATCTGAAATACGCTGGTTCTAAAGCACTCAAACATGACTATAATGAATACGCCAGAGATGTCGTAGTATACGATGAAGAACAAGTATACGACTTCCTACTCGACAAATATGACCTTTATCCTTCAGAAATAGAAGAAATGGAGCTGGAATTATCCAGTGCCAAGCTCCCGCATGCTTATGAGCACGAAGGATTTACAAAGGTCATTGGCGTCGATTGGTCAACAATTGATAACTCCCGTTATCTGGCTGAAGCAGAGAAGCTGCCAGATAGCCGAAATAGAGATGAGATCAGTATAATACCGATGACGATTTTAGAAGAAGTAGCATTCAATTGCTCTCCGCAACTTAGACTAGTTGTTGGAATTATAGAATCATTAGTATATAATAATCCGTTGCATTTTGTGGTGCACGCTCTTTTACTGCTGGTTAGTCGGTTTTCCCCGTTACTAGCCTTAGCCATTCATTTGTTCTTGAATATCAAAATGGTTTGTAAATTTTCAGTTTACAGGTCCGCGGCCTATAAACTACAGAAGTTTAATCGTAAAGATTTTAAGAATAAAATGGCAAAGAAAAATAATAAGCAGAGAAAGAGTAACAAGCAAACTAGACGTGGAAGAAGAACCACCCGAAAACAAGGACCATCGATCATCCAGGCATACGCAAGTATGGTGGCTGATCCTTGCAATGGTCCCATGCTTGAGGGCTTCTATTCGTCTAGCGAAGGAATGTTGAACAAGCTCAAATCGGTGTATTCCAATTCGAGCACAGCAAACCAGGGGTATGTCCTCTGGGATGCAAACTATACTTCCGAAGGTGGTGCTTCACCATCCACTATCAATGCGATCATACAATATCCAGCCTCGGCGGCGACCAACCCGACCAACACTACTGCCTCACGTTTTGGCACTGGTGATGCAGGTCAAACTGGCGCGACGATCTTGGCTGGAGCTGCAGCTTTTGCAGCCTCAGACACAGTGGCTGATGCCCGTTGTGTTGGAGCTTGTTTGAGAGTTTCCTATACAGGAAGAATGGATGCCGCATCCGGACTGATCGCAGTCATTGACAATCTCCCCGCTGAAGCTCTTTTAGGTGTTGATGGGATCACCCCTGCTTCGGTAGACGAGCTTTTTGCTCGTTCAACCAAAGTAGAACGCTTAGGATTGGACACAGCGGAAGTCAAGTTTCGTCCCTCTACTCATTCAGAGATATTCAGGAGCAACTCAGAAGGTTGCTTAGATGTCGCAAGTGCTACTGTTACCAAGGTAACGGCTGAAGCTGAACGATCTGGAGCTAGATGGATGGGATTTGCATTCAAAGGTATTTCCGGTATGAACGACCTTATCTTTGAATTCCATCAAAACATTGAATGGCGTCCAAATTTGGATGCTGGATTTGTTGACAAAAGCCCGGTACAGTCAAGTAATCCAGGGAATGCACAGAAAGTTGTTGCACTCTTGGACAAACACCATCCTGATTGGACCCACAACTTACGTCATTCCATATCAAATGGAGCGACGCAGTTGGCTAAGATGGCATTCACTGGCGTGGCTTCACGCTACGGCGAACAACTGATGGGCGCCGCAGTTAGGAGATCACTACCGATGTTATCTCGAGCAGCCCCGCTGCTACTCACACTTTAATTGAATTGTCAAGAATAGACTAATTCAGA